CTAATCTTTTAAATAGTGGTGCTGTTGCTATGGAGGACTTGGCTGAATCTGCTTCAGGCGTTATTGATGAAGAAACTATAAGAAATGCTGAAGCATTTAATGACACTATGAACAGGCTTAAACGACAAGTTCTTTTGCCATTGCAAACTGCTTTTATAAATACATCAAAGGCTATTCTAGATTTTGCTGAAACAATGGGTTTAATCAAGCCTGATTTATTTACAAAATCTTTAGATGAATTAAATGAGTCTTTAGATAAACAAAATGAAAAATTAGATAGAAATGCAAAAAATATAAAAAGATTTGGAGAAATTGCCCAATATACACGACCACTAGAAGCAGCAAAAAAGCAGGTGGCGGTATTAGAAGAGGTTATAGCAAAAAGAGAAAAGCAAATTGAAATAGAAAAAAGATTGCAATTGGCACAAAAAGATTCTGCTAATGCTGTTGGCGAATCTGTAAAAGAAAGCATAACAATAGTTAAATCATTTGCAGACACTATTGATGGTCAACTTACAAAAGCATTTACAGATTTCTTTGACCTAACAAGCAAACAATTCATGGATTTTAAAGATTTAGCCACATCAGTTGCTAGGGCAGTTATCAATGAATTAATACAAGTATTCATAGTTCAAAAATTAGTTGGCTTGGTTAAGGGTCAGATTGGGAAAATACAAGATTTTAAATACAACCTTTTGACTGATGGCGATACTTTATTTGAATCTAGTAATGAGGGTGGCGGTTTTACTGGTTCAGGTGTAAGGGCTGGTGGTATAGATGGAAGGGGTGGATTCCCAGCAATATTACATCCTAATGAAACTGTTATAGACCATACCAAAGGACAAGGCTCTGGTGGTGCAACAGTAAACTTTAATATATCAACAGTAGATGCTGCTGGCTTTGACCAGTTACTAACATCAAGAAAAGGATTGATAACCTCAATCATAAATCAAGCCATGAATAATCAAGGCAGAATGGGAGTGGTGTAATGGCTGGACAATTTCCTACAGACCCAAATTTTAGGTCATTAAACTTTAAAGACAATAGACCTACATTGTTGAATCAGACTTTATCTGGTAGAAAACAAGTTAGACAAATTGGAGCACAATATTTTTCTTTTACAGTTGCAATGCCACCATTACAACAAGAAAAGTCTCAAGAGATATTTGCATTTCTACAAAAACAAAAAGGCAGTTTTGAGGATTTTACAATTCAAGCACCACTAGATAACTTAGGTGCAGGCAAGTCAGAAACAGATATACAAGTAGTTGGAGCACATGTATCAGGAGATGCTTCTATAGCCCTAGATGGCTTTACAGCTAGCCAGACAGGGGCTTTAAAAGCTGGTGATTTGATTAAGTTTGCCAATCATTCAAAAGTTTATATGGTTCAGTCAGATATAGATTCTAATAGCTCTGGTGCATTAACAGTCTTAATAAGTCCAAACCTAGTAACAGCTTTAACAGACAATAATGCTGTTACTGTTAATAAGCCTAGCTTTACTGTATATCTTGAAAATAATGAGATTGTTTATTCTACAGATGCTAATGGTTTTTATAGTATTTCATTTGATGTCAGGGAAGTTATTGTCTAATGCCTAGAAGTTTATCTACAGCATTACAAACCCAAGTATCATCAACAGCAACTAAAACAGCTTTTTTGGTTGAGCTAGGTTTATCTACAACGATTAGATTAACTGATTGGTATTCTAATGTTACTTATAACTCTAATTCTTATGAAGCTGGTGGCTCTTTTTTACAAGTAGATTCAATAACTGAAACAGGGCAATTGCAAGTAGATGAAATTAACTTGGCATTTTCTAACATTACAGACGAAGTAAGGTCTTTGGTTCAGGATGGTTCTTTTACAGATAAAGAGGTAGATATTTATTTAGCCTATTTTGATGCTAGTGAAACTATTGTTGGGGCAATAAATTATTTTACTGGAAATATTAGAAATGTTTCTATATCAGAAACCATTGATAGCTCATCTTTAAATATGATTGTTGCTTCTCATTGGGCTAACTGGGGACTAACTAAAGGCAGGCATTATTCAGACGAATCTCAGCAATCTTTTAGTTCTGGTGATAGGGGTTTTGAATTTGCTACCCAAGTTAAAAATGATGTTAGGTGGGGTTCATAGTGGGAGCATTTTTTAGAGCAGTTGGAACAGCTATATGGAACTTTGTAACCAGCCAAGCGTTCCAAGTTGCAATGACTGTAGTTACAGCAGTAGTTGGTGTTAAAGGATATTTACAAGCTAGAGAAATGCTTGCCAAAGGGCAAGACATTATGGCTAATAAAACTGCTGCTGGTGGAAAACTTCCTGTTGTTTATGGGAATCGCAGGGTTGGTTGTCAAGTTGTTTATATGGACACCGCTTCAAATAATTCTACCCATCTTTATGTGGTCTATGCTTTAAGTGTTGGCGAAGTCGAAGAAATTAATCTAAAAACATTAGAGATAGATGGCAACCCATTAACAGATTCAAATCAATTTAGAAACGGTGGTTATTTAGGTTCAGATAAAATATCCTCAGGTGCAGGCTCTTTATGTACTGCAAATCAAAACTCAGGTTCGGTAGATTTAAATGGCGGTACTTTTGGAACTAATCCAGCTTTAGGTGGTTATAGGTATGTATTTAATGCCCATCATGGAGCAGCATCACAAACAGCAGACCCAATGCTTAGAGCATCTATTGGTAGTAAATGGACTACAGCACATAAATTAAATGGCGTTGCCTTCATAGCAGCTTCTTTTATTTATGATAGCAAAGGACAATTCCGTGGAGTTCCGCAAATTACAGTACAGGTTAAGGGTAAAAAGATTTATGACCCTAGAGATAGTGGTCAGACTTTTGGAACTGAATCAACTTATGAATGGTCAGATAATCCAGCCCTATGTTTCCTAGACTATATTTCTAACAACCAATACGGAAAAGGTTTAATAGAATCTCAGATTAATATGTCTACTTTTACTGCTGCTGCTAATGTTGCAGATACGCAAGTTGACCAGCCTTATTTTAATGGGTCAGCACAATCATTAATTTGGAGTGGTGTTGCAGGAAATGATTTTATAACTGTTTTAGGTACTGAAGAATCTTGGTGGCAAAATAAAGTTGGCGAGCTTCTTAGTTTGTTTGATGCTAATGGCAATGGTGTTTTAGATGCAATAGAAATAAAAGAAGCTAGAAGGCAAAGATTTTTTGACAATAGCACTTTATATCAAGTTTTTATTGGTGCAACTTTGAGTTCAACTTATTCTTCACAAAGCGGAACTTCATTAGTAAAGGTAAAAAGATTTCACTGTAATGGCTACCTAGATGGTAACAAGACTGTTATGGAAAATGCTAAAGAGTTGCTTGCTAATATGCGTGGTATTTTTCTTTATGTTAATGGTAAATATGAGCTACAAATTGAGGACACTGGCTCTTCAACATTTAGCATTACTGATGCCCATATAATTTCTGATGCTGGTATAAGCGTTGATTATGGAAATAAGGACAAGAAAGCAAATAAGGTTATTATTGAATTCTTTAATGCTAATAAAAAATATGAACTAGATACAGCCACAGTTTTACATGACGCAAACCCTGAATATTATTCAGATGATGGTGATGAAATATTAGAAATAAAAGCTGAATTCCCTTATGTAACAGACCCTTATATTGCTTACAACATGGGTAAGGCAATCTTAACTAGAAGTAGAAATCAGACTACTATGCAGTTCTTAGGAACTCCTGAAATGTACAAACTGAATGTAGCAGATATCGTAACTCTAACTTATGCAGGACTTGGATTTAATGGAAAGGTTTGCAGAGTTGAAGCATTAGAACTTCAGCCAAATGGTTTAGTTTCAGTTAGCTTAATAGAATATTTTGATGTTTATACATGGGAAGTTCCAGCTCAAGAACCAGTTGAAGCATTGCAAAACATTCCTTCAGCTTATGCTGTTAAAGCTCCAACAAGTTTAGCCTTTACTGATACTGATTCTAGCTCAACAGGCAGACCCTTTTTAGCTTGGGACTTACC